CCTTGTGATATTGCCTGACCCTGTTTTAAGACTGTTTCTGCTTTTTGTGTTTCATACCTTTCTAATTCGGTATAAAACTTTGCTACTTCACCCATTAATTTTGTGGTGAGTTCTTTATCATACTGTTCAGCCTTTATTTTAGACATTACAGCTTCTTGATTAGCTTTTATATTTATACTTTCTTGTCCTTCTATTTTACTATTAGTTAATGATGCACTTGCATTATTTCTAATTGCTTCACTTTTAATCTTTGCTACTTGAGCACTCATTAGTGCTAATTCTTGCAATTGATATTGCTCTGCTATTTTTCCTTGTGCTGATCCACCTCTAACTTCTCCAGTTGTTCCGCCTTTTCCATACATCATTGCAGGGTTTAATCCTGCGGCAGTTAATCTTGCTTTTTGCTGTACTGGACTGTTATATTGTGCTTCTTTGTCAAATCTTTCGTGCCAGAAAGCTTTGTTTTGCTCAAATGCTCTGTCTTGTGCTCTTTTATTCAAATAGTTTTGTAGCACCATTGGTCCGGCTACTTTTCCTGCCATTCCTAATGCTCCGCCTATTTTTGCTGCTGCGGCTATTCCTGATGCTCCCGCATATAATACTGGTAACGGCATACTATACTACTACTATTAATCCTTTATTTGCTACTGTGTAATGAAATCGCTCGTAATCTTCTAATAATATACACCCTTGTGTCTCTACTGGTTTTGTACCATGGTGTATTAATATCTCTGATCTTCCTTTTACGTCTCTTAACCAAATCGCGTTTTTTCCGTTTGTAGTGCGTTTGATTTTTTGAAACGTGTATGTTCCTGGTGGTATTCTACTTATGTCTCTTTGGTTTTCTTTCCATGGTAATTCCAATGTATCGAAAACTCTATTACCTACTAATAATTGTCCCTGTGTACAGTTATGTAGATCTAATGTTCTTTCTAATACTATTAATCGTTTTTCACTTACAGCTGTTGCCGCTCCTAATAGACTTAGAATTTTTTTTCTTGTTGTATCCATTTTAGTTTTTTTTGCCTTGCGGCGTGGTTAATATTTTTTAAATATATACTTTTTCTTGTTGACTACCAATATTTTTTTTTTCGTCGTCGTTAAATCGTCGTCGTTTATTTTTTTTATTGGTGTCACTGCGCATATATATATCAAGTATGTATATGCGACTAACGCGCTTCGCTTGTTTACTACATAAAAAAAGAGAGCTAAAGCCCTCTTTTTAATGTAGTTGTTTATTTGTTCCATTCTGGAACTTGATCAGGTACTAATCTGTACCTTTCACATGTTTTTCTATGCAGAGTCTCCCTCTCCTGAGTTGTTAGGTTCTCCAGTTCCTGCATTCTCTGTTTGAATTTTTGACTGTTGTATTTTGGTGGTAACATCTTGTAATTGTTTGTTTAACTGTTGCCTCTTTGTGTACAGCTCTTCATAGGTTAAATCTTTCTGATATGGTATTACATGATCGCCATAGTAATGGCCGCTATCAAGGACAGCGCCAGTAATCGGGTTAATACCTCTAATATGATTTTTAAGAACGGTCCGCGGATCGTTCTCCATATCCGGCATAGTTTTACTTTTCCATTCGTATGATACGCCCTGGTCCTCCTGTGCTGTAAAGGGCGTTTTAAACTTCTTCTTCATCGTCTTTTTCCCACTCATCTATCAATAACTTTATTAGTATTATTAATTCCTTCAATATAAGGAATATTGTTTTAATATTTTTAGCCGTCATATATTCGTGCTTTTTCCTATTTCTCTTTTGTTTCTATAATTATAGAGCTCTATTAATTCTTTACGCTGCTTATCCGTTATTTCAATAGTATCTCTATTAGATACTTCGGCATTAGCAGCAGCAGTCCATAATAACTTTTCTTCTGGATCTGTAAACATCTTATCAATGTAATATCGTGGTAATTTCTTTTTATGTCCACCTGGTACTGTTAATAGTTTACTTCCATTAGTCCTTAAATACTCTATAATAGTATTTTTAATATATCCTACTCCTAATCCATTACTCATCAGTTGAAACTGTGGTTCTCTACCCAGTTCATCAACTTGTTCTGATCTTCTTCTGCGTAACCCTTTTAACGCATATTTTGTAGTATAAAATATACTACTTTCTGTAACTGTTCCTATATGTACATGTCCTAACTTCCATGCTTTGTCTATATACTTATCGAACGGCCTTGGTAAATTAAATACTATCGCGTGATAATGTGGTCTTTCGGTTTTATCTCCATATTCTCCACATGCATAATACTTAATTTTTGTAGTGTTGGCATGCTTCCTAAGTCTCTTCATAAACTTTTGAAAATCACTCCGAACCAAACTATAACCACCACTCGAAATAGGTATATTTTCGTCGTTATATGTTAAGGTAAGGAAACATGCCGAACTACTGTTATTTAACTCGTGTCCTAATCTAAAACACCAGTCTATTTGTTTTTTGCGTAAACAAGGTACACACCGACCACATCCAACTACTCGTGTTAAGGATCCATCTGGTCCTTTGTCCTTTCGTTTTATTGTCATTGGTGTGATACACATTTAACTTAGGCGTATACCACCGCGACTTAATCGCGCTTTATTTATTCCTGCGTTTCTTTTACGCCCTTTTCGAACTCGTTTTTTGAATCCTGTTGATCGTTTTCTGTATCCCATTCTTCCGCGTTGCCTTTTACATACCTCATGGTATCGTTAATATTGCTTTTCAACTCTTCCATTTGACCTACTAAAAAGGTCAAATTTGCTATTACTGCATTTCTTACTTTACTCATTAGTTTAGAATTAAGTGATTAATATATATTGGTGATTATATTCCCATTGGTGTACCGTAATACGGTACTTTACGTTGCACTTTAACGTCATTATATACATGTGCTATTACTTGTTGTGTCTCTACTTCGTCTACAAATATTCTATTACTTGGATCTGCTGTTACAAAGTTTTCGTCTAATCCTGGTCTTGAACTAAATTTACGTCCTAAATGCCAATAATCTAACGTTGTTTTTAATAATCCATGTACTCCATTGAGCTCGTGTCGATACTCGTCATATATTGGTAAGTATCCAAATGTATTTGCGTCTCCTGCTCCACCATTTGCCCATATCTCTTGGTTTAATACTGGTTGTTCTCCTAAATGTGCTAATAATGGTTGGAAATAATCGTAACGGTCTATTTTATTAAACTTAGCTGGTACACCTTGTAAATAGGCTGTATCTGGTACTATGTACATCATTGCAAATATCCAACCATGTTCCTGTGCATAGTATGATACTTTACGGCTTCCGCTTGCTGTTACTGCATGACCTCCTAATTGACCTAATTGACTGTCGTCTGTTCCTGTTGTTGTTGTTCTACTTGTCTGTAATACCTCACTGAATTGAATGTTTGATACACTACCTCCAAATTCCTCTGGACGTTGTAATCTTGCATCTTGTGGCTTAACGCCAAAGTGTGCCTGTATGTGTTCTGTATATCTGTTACCTGATCGTGCGTTGAGCTCTAACCATTTTTGTATTGCAAATGCTTCACGTAATTGGTTTACTGTTGCCGCGTTTACATCTGTTGGATCTATATATAAACTATCTGCGTTATTTAATACTGATGGTAACTGTCCTGCTCCTACTGCTAAGACTCCATTATCTCGTATTACTGCGCCATCTGTTAATGGTCCTTGTCCACTTGCAAATGTACTTGCGTCATTTTGTCCTGGTGCTCGGAATGATAAATCTGTATCTCCACCTAATACTGGTAAACTTACCTCTGGTCCTTTTTGTGTAAATGGTAATGCACTTGTAAATCTATCGTGTTGCCATGCTACTGTCTTAATATCTCGTAACTCATTAATGTTGGTTGCACTCTGTGTACCGTCCGTTAACTTCCATGCTTCATCTTCGTCTATTAAATTCTGATCTCTGAAGTAATCTTGATAAATCTTTTGATAATGTGCAAACGGTAATGCGTTTACATCTTTAAATACGTTTGATGCGTTGCTGTTTGTACCAATACCCATATAATCGGATAATTCTCCTGGTACTCCTGATACTGGTATAAATGGGTGTACTGGTTCTGTTGTATCTGTTGCGTTTTCTGGTCCTGTTATGAAGTCTTCCCAATTGTCCCAAACCAATCTGTTTGGACTGAAGAAATAACGCACTTTTACTTTTACGTTATGCATTACTGGGCTTACTAATGGTAACATTCGTGTTAAGTGGCTTGTCTCCATTGTAAATTTGTCTCCTGGTAAAACATCTAATGCCATTACTGGTACTATTTTACCCATTTCTAATGACATTCTTTTGTCATGTGATAAATCGAAACTGTTGTATTTCGGGTTTAACCCTACTGATTTTGAATAATCCATTATTTCAAATTGTTTAAGTTAACTTCTACGTCTTGTGGCATATTTCCACCAAATATTTTGAATGCCAAAGGACTTAATAATTGCCACCATGATGATGCCTGTAAATCTATTCCTGCTTTAACAGCATCTTCGTATAATTCCATATACTTTTGGACCATTTGTCCTTGTGATATTGCCTGACCCTGTTTTAAGACTGTTTCTGCTTTTTGTGTTTCATACCTTTCTAATTCGGTATAAAACTTTGCTACTTCACCCATTAATTTTGTGGTGAGTTCTTTATCATAC